CAGGGGCAGGAAGGTCACAAAAAAAATGCGCATTGAAAGCAAGGGCTATCTGAAGACATCAGTGCGCACACCAGCCAGATACCTGCACTGGACATTGCTTGGAACCAGACCAGGCACCAGAACAACACAGAAGACAGGTTTTGTTGTGTACAATGACCAGGGCAGGCCAATGCGCGTGAAGAAGATTCAACACCCTGGATTCCGTGGGCAAGATTGGTTGCAGGATTCCTGGGATGCCACCAAACAAATTGCATTCAATGGCTTCCTGCCTGAACTGCAGAAACGGGTGCAAGAAGTCAAATACCAATACGGCATCAGATGATTCATTACCTGATTAACAAACTGGAAAACACTGCAGCAGTCACTGCCATTGTCAGTGAAAACATTTTCACATTGTCCAGGTTGCAGAACAATTCCATGCCATGCCTGGTGCTGCAGATGACAGGCAGCCAAGAAAATGAATCAAAAGGATTCCACCTGAACCTGGTGACCTGCTTTGTTGAAATCACAGCCATCCATGACAGCCCTGCAGATGCATGGGCACTGGCTTTGGCTACAGTGAAAAGTTTGAACGGACACAAAGACAGCAGTGTGATTTCATCACAGTTCAATCAATGGGCTTCAGACATCTTTGAAGCTGACGAACTTTTCACAATCACCATGACATTCACAGTGCAAATCAAAATCTAACAGATATGCTTGAATTTATCACAGAAAACTGGGCTGCCCTTTTGCTGGCTGCCCTGGCTTTTGGCAAAGCCATTGTGAACCTTTTGCCATCAGAACACCCAGCCATTCCAGTGTTTGGGTACCTTGACATTATTATTACTGCCATCACAGGTGATCGCAGAAAAAAGAAGTGAAAAACAAAACCCCATAAAACCCCAAAAAAATGGCTGCAAAAACACAGGGTGCAGTTCACAGCAATGCCATTGGCATTTTCGTGAACACATCAGGCACCACCTACGAAATCATTGCCTACAGCACCAGCGGATCACTGGAACTGTCACGTGACACCATTGATGCCACCACCAAAGACAACGATGGTGCAAAAACCATCATTCTGGGTGGTCAAGGTTGGTCAATGTCTTGTGATGGTGTGGTGAACTACATTGCCGAAAACCAGGCAGGAACAGCTGTGACTGACGTTCAGAACACACTGGATTTGTTTGATGCATGGTACAACAAAACTGAGTTGACACTGGCCTGGACTACAGGTGACAGTTCTGCAACAGACGCTGACTACATGTACAAAGGAAAAGCATTTTTGTCCAGCTACAGTGAATCAGCTGGTGTGAACGATGTTGCCACATACAGCTGCACCTTTGAATCTAATGGTGACATTGAAAAAGTGGCCATCACAAACGGCACAGACACCTTCAGTGTTGTTGACTAATTTGCGCACATGAACACACTGCGCGGATTTGTAGAACTGAACCTGCCAATGGGCAAGGTGGAATGTTTGTTGAACCTGAATGCTTTGCGAATTGCAAGCCAGGATCTGAAAATAGAACTGAATGAATTGCTGACAGGGGCAGATGAAAAGCCACTGGAAGTTTTGCCAGCCATCTATTTTGCAGGGTACAAAAATGCATTGTACCTGAAGAATGAACAGCCATCACTTCAGTTTGAACATTTTGCTGCGCAGCTGGGCACACTGGATTTTGAAGAACTGACACAGGATCTTTTGAAATCTGTGGGTGCCAATGATGAAACACTGGGAAACGGGATGGGGGCAGCAGCCCCCACCCCCTGACCTGGGATCATTTGTACAACAGCGCACTGGAAGCAGGGTACCTTCCTGACCAGTTTTGGAATTTCACCCTGCGTGAATACTTGCACCACAGCAGGCATTTTGAAAACAAAGACAGGGCTGCATGGCTGCGCACCGCATCCATTCAGGCACTTCTGGCAAACATCAACCGCAGAAAGGGCAGCCAGCCATTCACAGCGGATGATTTCAACCCATACAGGGAACATGACCAGAGGCAGGCCAGGCAGAAAAAGGCAGCGATGCAACCCACCAAAAAACCAGAATGGTTTGCCAAAATGGGCGACCATCTAAAACCTTGAAAACATGGGCAAAGCATCTGCTGCATTCAACATCATATTTGGCGCGAAAACAGATCGACTGTCAAAAGACCTGAAAGGTGTGCAGCGGCAGATGACTATTCTGCAGCGCAACCTGGGCGACATTGGCAGAAAGATGACCGTGGGTGTAACGGCACCCCTGGCAGCCATTGGCACCAGTGCATTCAGAACTGCAGCCCAGTTTGAAGAATCAATGGCCAAAGTGCGCGCTGTGTCAGGTGCCACAGGCCAGGAATTTCAACAGCTTGAAAAGCTGGCACTGGATCTGGGCAAAAGCACTGTGTTCACAGCTTCAGATGTGGCACAGCTGCAGGAATCATTTGCACGTCTGGGCTTCAGTACGGATGAAATCCTGAATGCCACAGAAGCCACACTGAATCTTGCACAGGCATCAGGCACTGACCTGGCCAGTGCAGCTGATGTGGCTGGATCGACACTGCGTGGATTTGGGCTGAATGCATCAGAAACAAACAGGGTGACTGATGTCATGGCCAAAAGTTTCAGTGAAACGGCACTGGACATGGACAGCTTCAGGGAAGCCATGAAAACTGTGGCACCTGTGGCTGCTTCAGCAGGTCTGTCCATTGAAGACACCACTGCCATGCTGGGCACCCTGGCAAATAGTGGCATCAAAGGAAGCCAGGCAGGAACGGCACTGCGCAGGATCATTTCTGAACTGGGCACCACGTCTGGTGATGTGGCTGGTGAAATCAAATCACTGGCATCAGAAGGCCTGGATTTGGCAGATGCAAAGGATGAAGTGGGACGGAATGCACAAAGTGCTTTGCTCATCCTGGCCAAAGGAACTGAAACCACAGACAAACTTGGGGTGTCACTGCGGGATGCAGAAGGGGCAGCCAAAGGAATGGCTGATGTCATGAATGACACTGCTGCTGGATCCATGAAGCGGATGCAGTCAGCAGTGGAAGGTGCACAGATTGCTTTGGGCACAGCCCTGGCACCATCAGTGGAAGCAGCTGCAGGTGCAGTGGCAAAGCTGGCAGAAAGGTTCAGTGATCTTTCTGCAGGCACACAGAAAGGGATTGCCAGTGCAGGCATTTTCCTGGCATCCATTGGCCCAGTCACTTCAGGTCTGTCTGGCATGGTGGGTGGATTGAAAAATGTGGTGAAGGGCATGAAGGCACTGCGTCTGGCCATCATTGCAAACCCCATTGGTGCCCTGGCCACTGCGCTGCTGGCTGTGGGAAGTGCAGCCATCATTTTTGCCAGCAATACAGATGGCATGACTGAAGCACAGCGTGAGCAGCTGAAGGTGACACGTGAACAGAATTTGGAACTGGCAAAGCAGGCAGGTCTGCTGAAGACAGCACTGAACATCCAAGTGAATTCAGCCAGCATCAAAGATTTGCAGTCAGCCCTGGGTGCTGTCAATAAAGAACTGGAACAATTCAGTGCCACTGCTTTGGCACAGGACATTGAAATAGATTTGACAGCCAAACCAGGACAGCAGATCAAGCTGGGTGGTGAATTCAGCAAAATCAATCCACAAAGCAAAGCCACACTGCAAACCGATTTGCAGACACAGCTGAACATCCTGACAGGCCAGGCAGTGCAGAAAGGTTTGTTTGGTGAAGAAGCATTGGCATTCATCAGGTCAGGGCTGGAAGGCAATTTGGCCAAAGTGGTGAATGAATACAGGGCAGGGCTGCTGGCCAAAAGGGATGAAATACAGGCAGCAGTGAATGAATTGATTGCTGCTGATGCACCCACACCTGAACCTGTGGAAGCACCCACAGTGGTCACAACCACTGAAAGCACACCTGCAGATTTCAGCACAGTGAAAACTGAACTGGACACAGCTTTGGCAGCTTTGTCTGAAGCGGAAAATGCTGCTGCATCTGCATTCACTTTGACTGGCAATGAAGTGAACAGGTTGCAGGATCTGGCCAGTGCGTACAATTCAGCTGCTTTGGCTGCTGCTGAATATGGTGAAATTCAACTGGCTGAAGAACTGTACACACAGGCAGAAGCATACCAGGCACAGGCAGACGCAGCTGAAAAATCAGCAGAAGCAACAGCTGCAGCAGCAGACAAGCAAAAGGAAGCCATTGAAAAGATTGCAGGTGATGTGCAGTCATTGATCCAGGGCATTGGTTCAGCTTTTTTGCAGGCACAGCGCAACTACAATGAAGGTCTGAATGAACTGCAGCAGGCATTCAATGAACAGGAATTGACTGCTGAAGAATTTGCAGCAAAGCAGGCAGAGCTGGAAAAGCAGCGAAAGTTTGAAAGACAGCAGGCCACCTTTGACATCATTCAGGGCTATGTGGCAGAAGCAGTGGCAGCGATGGTGGCAGCAGCCATCAAAACTGCAGCCAGCACAGGTGCAGGTGCTTTGGCTTTGGCACCCATCCTGGCAGCTTCAGCCAGCAGTTTGGTCAAATCCATATTTTCTGGACAGGTGCCAGCTTTTGCTGAAGGTGGTGCTGTGACATCACCCACCCTGGCACTGCTGGGGGACAACCCATCAGGAAAGGAAATGGTGGTGCCTTTTGAAAAGCTGCCCCAGTTCCTGAACATGTTTCAAACAAAGCAGGCAGTGGATGTGCAGGTGCAGGGTGTGCTGCAGGGCAGGGACATATATTTGAGCGCAGCCAGAAGTGCAAGAAACACACAGCGCAACGTGGCTGCATTTGCATTTTGATCAATGGCAGTCAACGTAAAATATACCCACACCTGGAAACCAGTGCAAGCTGGGCAGTACAGGGTGAACCTTTGTGACACTGATTTCACAGGATCCAGCAGTGACATTGAAATGACATCACAACCATTTCAGCTGTCATGGAACAATGATGACCCACATGTGAAAGTGATGTCCAGTGAATGCACACTGAACTTCATTGTGGAAAGTGAAGCGCAGGCAGATTGGTTCAGATTGGTTGCCCAGGATCAAACAGGAAGATTCACTGTGGAAATCAGGGAAGGTGTGTCAGAAGACCTTTTTTGGGTGGGTGTGATTCAAGCAGAAGGTGTGTCCATTCCATACCTGACACCACCTTTCGTGGTCACACTGCAGGCAAATGATGACCTGGCAAGATTGGCAGACAGTTTCCACAACCAGACAGGTGAAGAAGGTGGTGTGCCATATAGTGAAACAGATGAACTGGTGCACACCCACCTGCGCAGGGTGCTGCTGCGACTACGGACACAACACCACTGGGAAAATTCAGATGTGCTGGTGCAGATATTCAGCTACTATGAAACAGCTTCAGGTGATGGTTTGACTGCTTTGAAGATTCCCAGCAGCGCATGGGACAAAAGCAGCAGCACAGAAAATGCTGCGCTGACAGATTTGGAAGTGCTGGAAGAATTGTGCCTGATCTTCAATTCACGTTTTTACCAGCAAGGTGGTTTGTTCACTTTTCACAGCTTGGCACATCTGGAAAACGCTGTGGATTTTGAAATGTATGTGGCTAACTACACCAAAGGTGGAACGCTGTACACACCCATTTTGATTGATAAGGAATATCCATTCAGCAACATCACCAAATTTGCAGGGTGGTCAACCACCTATGTGCCTGCTTTGCATACTGTCAAAATGCAAACCACTGGGGGCTTTCTTATGCCTTCAGGGTATGTGGATTTTTTGCCCCCATTGAATCAGCTTGCACCTGGTGACAACAGTTTGGATGGCACAAACTACAACACCATTGGTGATGCCCAGTATTTTGAACTCAATGGGGCAGGTGATTTTTTTGCGCATTACCAGTCAGAACAGACGTTTTTCGATTTCTGGCTGCAGGCCAGCTTTGATGCATTCACAATTTCAGCAGGCAGTGATGCAGATGAAGTGGTGCGCATAAAGGTCAGCATTCTGCATGTGTCCACCCAGTATGGTGGCACCAATGATGGTGATGTGTATTTGATGAAAAACACAGCCACCTTTGACAATGACAACACACAGCCCATCCTGGGTGAATCAGGGCAATCCATTGATGTGGCTTCTGTGACATACAGCACCCCCACATTTGACACCACCACATCCAACAGATTGGTGTTCTATTCAGACCCCATCCATTGTGGTGGAAACAATCCACGTGGCTTCAGCCAACGCTTCACAATGGCTTTGCCTGCCTACGATCCAACAGACGTGGGGAACGCAGCAGTGCCAAAGATTGGCGGATTGATTGAAGTGGTGAAGCATGACGGCACATCATTTTCAGCAGGCACATTGGCCACCATTGAAGCAGCATGGCAGCAGGGTTTCATTTTGGGGGCTTCCATGAGCAGTACCAACGCTGAAAACAATGGCCTTGATTCAATGTGGACAGCCAGCCAAACCACACAACTTTTTAGGGAAAGATTGGATTTGGGTGTGTCATCTTTTGGCATGGGCTTCAATGGCACTGCTTACATCATTGACAGCGCAGGCAATGTGCAGACAGATTTCACCAGCCCTGGAAATGTGGATGGCACTGATTTCATTGCACAGCTGGTGGTGAAAGACGTGCTGCGCATGCGATCGCTGCCCAGGGAACTATTCACAGGCAATGGGCTGACCACATTGCCCCATTTCCTATTCAACAAAATTTACACTGACAGCGGCAACAGATATGCACTGCTGTCCTGCACCATTGATGGCGGCACAAACATTCAACAGGTCACGTTCTTTCAATTAGACCATGACACCAGTGTGGTCATTGATGAAGATGGTGGTGATGCTGAAGATTTCAACTTGGGTGTGCGGGTGAAAATGGGTCAGGGCAAATCCACCACTGTGCCCATCACAACCATCACACAACAAAATGTCAATGCCAGGTCATTTGCTTACCTAAATGACA